CGCGCAACTTCGCGTGAACCGAGAGTGATAACTTCTTTGAAAAAATCATCTACCGAATGTATCGCCTTGAAATCTAGGTTATCGCGGTCATCCATCTCAGCTGGATTTCTGAATATTTTCAGTACCTTATCGGAGGCATCCAGGAGACTCTCAGGGGATACGGAAGCATAGGGTTTACCGAGTGTTCTGCGGTTAACCTCGGGGTCCATACGCGAATGCGCGTAACTCTCAAAAACTGCGGATAATTTCTCATCAGGAGAAATACCGTCTTTGTGCCGGTAAGGAGGAATTACTCTTTTGTATAACCGGTCAACGGTCTGGTTGCGTTTAGCGTACAGGTTTTTCTCGTTCTGTTGAGTTAGTCGTTTACCCCACTTACCTTCAATTTGTTTATTTGAAATACCTGCACCACGTAAAATGGGGTACAGCGGTATCTTGGATGTGCCGTACTCCAGCTGGGGTTCTCCCTTGGCCGGGTCCATCGTCACGCTAAAGTTAGACCCTCCCTGCGTATTAAACGACGCTTCAAGAACTCCGTTACGACGTTTACGCGCGTAAACTCCCGGCTTAGCTCGTAACTGGTTTGCAATCGAGTACTCAATTCCGTCCACAATCATCGTGTGACGGGGCGTGAACCATGGTATTCTGGTGATAGTAAAGTTGTCTACTTCGTCTATCTTTTCTCCTGCGGAATTCCGCATTCGAACAGTACCCTTTACGTTTTCGTAGAGTGTTTCCCCCTTAAGAACGGCTGCTTTTTGCTGCTCAGGCGAATAATCTTGCTCCACGTATCTCAAGTTATCGAGTTCAAGCTCCTTACTTCGTGATTTGATAGGGAATGACGTAGATAACCCCTCCAGTACTTTCTGGCGTATCCGGTCTCGTTGTACGTTAGCATCAGTCAATATAGGGGTCAGGTCGTCTTTAGTCGGTGCCATCTAGTAACCTCCAGTTACAAATTATAGTACCTTAAGGGTATAAGACAGAGCGAAACAAAAAGAACTTAAAACTGAAAGGAGGGTTTTTAGTGCGTATTCACTACATCGACTTGTTGGCTTAGCCTAACGGCAGCCACCCTCCGCCGCTCAAGGGAGCCGGGGGGATTTTTTCACTCTTTGCCGACGTCTCCTACACCAAAAGTAGGAGCGATGGAGTTTTTGAGAGCTTCTTTTTCTTTCGCCTTCTGCTCTTTAACAAACTCAGGGTCTATCTCACACCACTCTATGTGCGCTACTCGAGACCCATCCATTAGGTTAAAATGTTCGCGTAGCATGAATGCGCCTTTGCCTGCGAGACATTTATCCATAGTTTCTTTGTACTCATTTTTCTGTACGTGACGGCAAGTATAGTCTCCGTCGGACGGGAGTTGAATTTCTCCCGTTTCAATTTGTTGGCGACACTGTTTGCACGCAGTATATGGACGCCAAATAACGTAAACTTCCGAAAAATGTAATGCGCGAATAGGGACGGCCATCTCGTCGGGTGCGGCAGTAAGTGTTTCAATAGGTGTCGTCACTTTTGTGGTTCGACCTAGAGCCGGAGGTAACTCGGACAAATCTCCCGGTCCTCCGTTACTTACAGTAGGGGCCGTACGTAGTTGTGATAAGGTAGACAAAAAATCGACGTGAGATGTATCCATACTATACTCCTGCGGCGCTTTGTGCGTCATATTTAGCGGTGGTACGGGTTTGTTCCCACCGTTGAATAACTACTGCGTACATGACCGGGTCTTCAGTCTCTAGTGCGTGCAGTTGGCTCCTGCGAGTACCTTCATCCATCATAGCCAGCTGTTGAACAACTTGCTCCGCTTGAGCCAGTACTTGTTGCGTGTTGTACCCGGCAGGACCGCCAGACCCCTGCTGAGCTGCTTCGGCCTGAACCTGTTCCGCCATACTGTTGTTAATCTTAGCCATCTCCCGACGTAGCTCTTGTCCCTGCCGAGCTCTGTTCAACTGCTCTTGCTTAATCCGTCGTTGCTCTTCTTCGACGTCGATACCGAACGTTTCCGTCGCTGTTTCGTCTGAGACGATAGGGGTTCCAGTCTGTTGTCCATTCATCCAGAATTGGTAAACCATGTTCTTTTGCTGAGCATCATCAGTCATTCGGAATTTCTTCATCCCTACTCCGATTTTCTCCCAGCCTAAGAAGTCCCCACTCTTATCCGCAACCCATTGAAGGTAGTCAAGCAAGTCGTTGATGTGTGTCTCTAACTGGTTTTCGATGAGACGGAGTGTCGCCTCCATCCCGGTACCGGTTAATCCACCATACAGGAATTCCAACGGAATACCCAACGCCGATACCATGCTCTTTTCAGCTTCCTGAACCTCTCCCAAGGTCAATAGGGCTCGCCCCTGTCCACCCATTTGTGTCATTCCTAAAGGAATAGGCGACATCATAATGTGGAGATTGTCTTTTCTCCACGCAGCTAGCTGTTTTTTGAGATTATCCCGCCAGTTCTGCATGTTTAGCATCAGGGCAGGGTCGGAATTTCCCGAAGCCGGCGCTGGGTGCAGTACGCGGAAAGGCACTAGGTGGTCCAGAGCTATAGCTTCATTTGCCCTCCGGAGGATGGCAGAATAATGAAACATGTTCATAACAGACAGTAGGGGCGGAAGACCCCATTGAGGACTAATCCCTGCCGGACCACCTACTTTTAGGTGAAAGATAGCTCCTTCGACGAACTTGAATTTTAAATTCTTCTGGATGGCTTTAAGAAAACCAAGTGGCATTGTATCAATCAAGTGTTTGTTCCCTGCATTGACCTGAGTGGTAAATGTGGGAGGAATGGTATAATAATATCGCGACTCCCCCGTAATAGCGTTGTGTTCGATGTCCATGAATTTAGGGTCCCATCGAATAAATGCTATTTTTCTTCCAAACGCTAATTTAGAGTCGACAACGTCGTCTGCCGTAGCAGTTACTTTGCGGTGGCAATGTTCACAATCGTACTTAAAGGTTAACTTTTGAACGCTATACGTATACTTTACAAATTCAATATTAGTCTGGGCGCCACATTCCGGACATTTAAGAAATCGGAGGAATGGTTGGTACATACTAATGAAGGCATTACCGTAAACATACTTGTCGAGAGTAGCCTCAATAAGTAGTTGGCGCGCGCGCAGTTGTTTAGTAAGAAGGTTCTTATATTTACCTTTGAGAGCTCCATTTGACGTCTCGTAAGTTATGTCTGTGATTGGGTATTCACCAAATTTACGTAACGCCGAATAAATCTGTGGCGAATTATAAAATAGAAATTCACACCATCGAAATAGTTCCTTCAGTCTCCGCGGAGTAAATAGCTGGGAAAAAGTGTAATATGGGTTGGGGTGTGAGCCGGCACCCCCTTGACTACATGGCCCCAGCATCCCTAAAGTATCAGACATGTTCGCGTGTCTCCTTAATCATCGTAAACAGCACTCTGCTGCTGCAAGGTTAGGATAGTCCAGATGGAAACCGAAATTAGAATCACAACAATCAAAGGAACTCCAGTCTTTGTAGCCCCAACATACCATAAATCCTGGCAGAGGGTCTACGGAGCTACGGAAGACAAAAAAAATAATCGATGGCTTTTCCCTGCCTACGAACCTTTCCTGTCCAAGGTACTCCACGACCTACCTAAAGTCCAACCCGGTATTTCTTTTAGCCCTAAAGCTAAGTCTTGGTGTGAAAAGTACAGAACATATACTCAACACCGTAAGTGGATAAGCGGGCTCAATTTCCCCACTTCGAGCTATGAGCACCAGTTAGACGGGGTAGCCGAGTTACTGACTAACTATCGTTGGGGACTACGTTGGGGAATGGGCACAGGTAAAACCAAAGTTGTCGTAGATACCGTAAGTATTTTACAGGAGAAGACTTTAGTTTTATGTCCGCTCGTAGCAGTGGATAACTGGGTACAGGAAACTGAAATACACTCTGGCGGTAAACTAAGAGCTATTGCGTTTAAGGCTAAATCTAAGGAAAAGAAATTAGCACTCCTATCCAAATTAGAAAGTTACGACATTGTAGTTACTACGTTTGATACTGCCAAACTATACGGAATCCCCTGCGTATATCCGTCAACATTAGCTCTCTTCGGTAAAATAGGTACGAAAACACTATCGACACAGATGCGCCGTTTATTTTCACAAATAAATAACGCAGACGAACAATATCGGTTAGCCCAGGATTGGATTAAAAACCGCAAAAAGCCGCGACAAATACAGGCTGAAATNCAACAGCTCGTACNGGGGAGAATNCAGTGGTTGTGGCAACTNCCATANACCTTAATAGTGGCAGACGAGTCACATCGTATAGCCAACCGAAAAAGCATCCGAACTCAAGTATGTCTCGAGTTGTCTAAAAAAGCGACCCGGAGAGTACTGCTATCTGGGACAATGGTAGGGGGAGACCCCGCACACCTGTATCCACAACTTAAATTTTTGGCTCCGTACCTGATGCCGGAAGATTTCCGGCAGTTTCAGGATAAATATTATACGAAGTCTCCGCGGGACACGCGTATTGTAATAGGGTATCGGAAGATTCACATACTAAACAACCGCGTTTCAGGCGTTACGAG